CAGACGAAGCTGCACCAGTTAACCATTCTACTATTCTTGCTAAAGAAGCTGTAGATGTTATCTTTGCTGGTGAAGAGCTTTCTGAAGAGCTTAAGAATAGAGCAGCAGCTCTTTACGAAGCAACTATTCAAGCTAAGATGAAAGAAGTAGAAGAAGATCTCATTGAAGAACTTACAGAAGATTTTGAGATTAACTTTAAGAGAGAGATCGAAGAACTTCATGAATCTGTCGACAATTACCTGACCGATGCTGTACAAGAATACATTGCAGAGAATCAGTTAGCTATTGAGAATGGACTAAAGAGTGACCTTTACGAAAGCATGGTTACTGACATTTCTAATGTAATTAGATCCTACAATTTTGCTATCAACGATGACCAGATCGATCTGGTTACCGAATCCTATCAGGAGCTCGAGCAGGCCAAGGAAGACCTTAACGAGCAAATCAAAAAGAACATGTCTCAGCGTGCACATATTAATGAGCTTGAAAAAGCATTGGTGTTCGAAGCTGTATCAGCAGACCTTCCTTTAATCCAAAGGGAAAAATTGAGAACTCTTGCTGAGAATGTAGACGCAGATGATGCAAAGATGTTATCGGATAAACTTTCCGCTCTTAAGGAAAGGTTCGTAACTGAAAGCTATGACACATCTGCTCACTTGAAAGATATTTCTAGTAATGCTTTCTATTTGGATGAACAAGTTGAAGTTGAAGAAAATACTAAATATGTGGACGGAAATATTAAAAAATATGTTGATGCAGTTTCTAATCACGTTAGAAAAAAATAAGTAATAGGAGTTTCAAATGAACTTACACGAAAACGTAACTAACAAGTGGGCTCCTCTGCTGGATCATCCTGATCTGCCAGAAATTGATTCCCACCATAAAAGAGCAGTTACTGCACAGCTGCTCGAAAACACCGAGCGCTCCCTTATGGAGCAAGCCGGCTTTGCTCCTCAGTCTCTGTTGGAAGCTGCACCTGCTAACGCAATGGGAGCTTCTTCCTCGGTCGCTGGCGATGGCAACGTCGACATCTTTGACCCAGTACTGATCTCTCTGGTACGTCGTTCGATGCCAAACCTGGTAGCTTACGACATCCTAGGTGTTCAGCCGATGACTGGTCCAACTGGTCTGATCTTTGCGATGCGTTCGCGCTTCGATAGCCAGACTGGTGACGAGGCTCTGTACGACGAAGCTAACACTGGCTTCTCTGCACCTCTTACTGGCGCTGCTTCTAACGAAGAAGGCCAGGCTGGTCAAAACCTTGGCGACCTTCCAACAGGCGCTAACACCACCTACAACTTCCAAGGTGGTATTGCTACAGCTGATGCTGAAGCACTTGGTGGTAACACTACTTACACAATTCCAGAAATGGCATTCAGCATTGAGAAGGTTTCTGTGACTGCTAAGTCCAGAGCTCTGAAGGCTGAATACACAATGGAATTAGCACAGGACCTGAAGGCGATTCATGGCCTGGATGCTGAGACCGAGCTGGCTAACATTCTGCAGGCTGAGATCCTTGCAGAGATTAACCGCGAAGTTGTAAGAACCATTAACCTGACTGCTGTAACAGGTGCTCAGAACAACGTTGCTTCCTCTGGTACCTTCGACCTGGACGTTGACTCCAACGGTCGCTGGATGGTAGAGAAGTTCAAAGGCCTGATGTTCCAGATCGAGCGTGAAGCTAACAAGATCGCTAAGGACACTCGCCGCGGTAAGGGTAACATCCTCCTCTGTTCGTCTGATGTAGCTTCGGCTCTCCAGATGGCTGGTGTTCTGGATTACACCCCTGCTCTGAACTCTAACAACCTTGAAGTAGATGATACAGGTAAGACCTTCGCTGGTGTCCTGAATGGTCGCATCAGAGTATACATTGACCCATACTTCACAGGTTCGGGTGCTAACCAGTACATGACCGTAGGCTACAAGGGTGCCAACGCCTTTGACGCTGGTCTGTTCTACTGCCCATATGTACCTCTGCAGATGGTCAGAGCGGTTGGTGAGAATTCCTTCCAGCCAAAGATTGGCTTCAAGACTCGCTACGGCATGGTCGCGAATCCATTCGCTGAAGGAACAAATGCTGGTGCAGGTCGCATCGAGCAGAACTCCAACAAGTACTACAGAAGAGTAACCGTTGCTAACTTGATGTAATCGAAAC